CTTGGTGAAGTAGGTAGTGCACAACAAGCATTTAAACAAGCTCAAATAGATGCACCTGCTACAGCAGCTTCAAGATACTTTGGTTACTTAGGAGCAGCCCCTCAAACACAAACTCAAACTACTACTGGTGGCGGAGGTAAATAATGGTTATACAATTAGCTAAACCGTATGACGAGGAAGAAGCAAAAAGAATGATGGCACGTGCACAGTATACACCAAGACCTGCTCCTGTGGCTCCACCAGAAAAAGGTATGATACAAACAGTAGCTGAAACTGTAGGTACTAGCGCAATGGGTAAAGTTGGAGATGCTGCTTTATTTGGTGGTGAAGCTGGAAAACTTTTAGGTATGGGTGAAACAGGATTGCTGGCTAAAGGTATGGCAGGTGCAGCTAAAGGCGCTACTGCGGCTAAGGCTGCAGGTGCTAGTATGATGTCAGGCTTAGGTGCTGCTGCAGGTCCTTTAGGAATACTAGGTAGTTTATTAGCAGCAAAATATATATTTAGAAATGAAGGTGGAGCAGTCGGTCCTTTAAGTCCACGGTATAAAGAAGAAGGTGGACCTGCTTTGGAGGATGATCCTTTATTTACAGAGTGGTCAGGTTTATATGATGATATGAACTCAGGTATAATAGAGCCTAGTTATCCAAGGTTAGTAGAGTTAGAAGCTATGTTACAAAGAAAGTATGGTAATGAAACACAATATAAAAAACATGGCGGAATGACTAAATTATCTGGACCTCTTTCAAATAATAAATCTGTAAAGATGGAAAGAAAAGAGACTATCGAATACAAGAACTAGGAGTTTAATATGAAGTATAAGACTACTGAAAAAGATCGATACGGGAATATGAGATCAATAGAAATTACTACTGACGGACAATTAGAAGTTCCTCCTATGACTTCTATGATACCTCAGTATGAAGCAGTGGGAGGGTTAGCTGAGAACCATCCTGGTGAACCTAGAGGATCTGATACTGTACCGGCTTGGCTTACTCCTGGTGAATTTGTTGTTAATAAAGAAGCTACAGATATGTACGGACCATTAATTAAAAAGATGAATGATGAAGGCAGAAAGGTTCAAGATATGAAAGAGCCTATGTATGCTAAAGAGGGAAAGAAAGTAGATACCTCTTGGATTACTCCAGACTTATTAGAAAAATTAGCTTTTATAGAATCAGACGGTATACATAGAGATCCTAGTAAAGCAGGTCAACCGGGATACGATCATACAGGTCTTCGTATGTCACCTGCCAAAGCTTATGGTAAGTATCAATGGACTGTTGATGCAGCTAGTAAGCCAGGATTTGGTGTAAAAGGTTTTGATCCTAGAGAAATAAGTGAAGAAATAATGCGTGAAAAAACATATCAATACTTAGTAGGTATGCAAAAAGAATTTCCGCACTGGCCACCTGAAGATGTACTTCGTGCATATAATTATGGACCAACAAAAACTAGAGAACTTAAAGATGGGTATTGGGATACTGATTTAAAGTCACCTAATTATGGTAAAACTATTATTGGACCTGATGGAATGATTAAGTTTAGAGGAATGGGTACAGTACCTGAAGAAGCAAAGAATTATCCATTTAGAGTTTTAGCTGGTGATAAATCTGCAGTAATGCCAATATCTTTACCTACAACAAAACCAACTCAAAAAGAACTTGAAATGTTATTAGTAGATCCACCGCTTAGAGAAAATATACCAGGAGGTTTGATTGTTAAAGATATTCCCAGACCTGACTCTGACAGTAAGTCTATTGGGCGTACAGTTATGGATGCAGCTCAAGAAGGTATTGCAGATACTATTGATACAATAAAATCTATTCCAAGTTATTTTACAAAGGGAGCTGAAGATACTAAAGCAAGATTTAATAAAAGAAAAGAATTGTTTACAAAACCAAATGATAAAGCAACTCCTGAATCTGCATTTAATTTAGATATTGGTGGTTTAATTCCAGGTATTGATTTTCCATCAGATCCTAGAGATAACGAAGAAAACTTTATTAAAAAAATGTTAGGTTATGATGATAGAACAAGTAGCCCAACACCTGTTACTGATCCAGGATTTCAAGATTATGGTGAAATGATACCTAGATTTCCAATTAATTATGATCCTCAGGGACTAGGTGGTATGCCTGAAATGGAAAAAATAGATCCTACTTTTCAAAATATATTAAGGCAGACTGTGCCAGCTCCTGTGCCTTCTTACGATCCTCAAGGATTAGGTGGAGACGAATTTATTCCAGAAGTAACACCAAATAATATGTTAATGAATCCTAATGCGATGGATGACTTAGGTCGAAATAATGATATGACATCTATAATGGGTGGTGATAAGAGTCTTGCAGATGCATTTGCACCTGCACAAATTCCTGAACCATTTGGAATGGACGATCCTAATCTTATGAAAGCTATGGAAGAATCATTTACTAATGAGCAAGCTTATGATGGAACACCACCAGAAGGTATAGGTATGGGAATGCCTGAACCTGCATATACAAGTATGTATGATAAGATGGTTCAAGATGAATTAACTGGTTCACCTGAATATGAAATACCTGAAGTTATGAGTATGGATCCTCAAGGAATAGGTGGAGACGAACTTATTCCAGCATCACTAAATAAAAGTTTTAAACCTAATATGCTTGAAATGGATGGTGATATACTTTCAAATATAAACCTTCCTACTGATACTAAGTTAGCTTCTGAGTTAGCTGAAAAAGAAAAAGTACTTGCTATGGAAATGAAGTACTTAACTTATTATCGTGATGTTGAACCTGATGCAAAAGCATTAGAGTATCATAGAGGTATTGTTAATAAACTTCAAGATCAAATTAAATCTATTAAAGGACAGCAAGATTTAAAAGAATTTAGAGAAGACTATACACCTATGATTAAAGGTGAGAAACAGAAAATACAAGATCAAATTAGTATAGGTGCTTTACAAAAAATTATATCTTCTGATGATGCAACTCAAACAGAAAAAGATGAGGCTTCTAATAAATTAAAAGAAATGAATGTTCAAACACCAGAAGAAATAGCAGAAGAAAAAGAAAAAGCAAAGCTAGCAACTCTTGCTGGTAAAGTTGATACTAATCTTGAAGCTGCTATGACCAATGATCTTACTTCAGCTGACGGTCAAGCAGCTACAACTAATGCATCTCAGAACGAACCTGAAGTAAGTAAAGCTAGGAAGATGTTTGATTTCTTGTTTGGTGATATGATTGATAGTGGTGAAATAGGTAGAGCTATTGGAGTGTACTTAGGGTCTAGAGCTTTAGGTTATGATCATGGTAGTAGTATTGGTTATGTTGCTAAACAATATCTTAAAAGAATTGATGCAAAAAATGCTGCATGGGATAAATGGTCACGTGAAAATATGACCAAGTTTACACCAGCATCTATGGCTAAGTTTAAAAGAACTAGGAATCCAAATCATCTTATACCAATAGGTAATCCAATTAGATCTACTGGTAAAAGACAAACGTACTATCATCCTACACTAGGTAAGGGACAGGCTTTTGAATTTAAAGTTGCTAATTCTAATGGTGATGATACAACTTACTGGTCATTCGATCAATCAGGTAAAAATCAAGATCTAGTATTAGGACCAGGTTGGACTAGCGAAAATGTATTAGATGTATCAACTGAAGAAATTAATTTAATTGAGAAAATGTTATCAGGCTTTCAAAGTAAATATGATAAAGTAACTACAGGTAGTAAAGCTAAAGGTACTCAGAAAACTAAATACTTTAGTTCAATGAGTAGTACACCTGGAGTTGTACCTGCAGCAGCAGCAGCTGAGGTTGCTCAGTGGTTGCATGAAAGAGGTATACCACCAGGTAAGTTTAAAGAACCTATTGCTGAAGCTTATAAGTTATTAATAGAACACAATAAACAAAGAGCTGCGGAGGGTGAAGATAGTCAAATCCAAAATTCTTTATTACCTTTCTTACAAGAGTCAACAGTTAAATTAAGATTAGAAGATATGTCTTATATAGATGATAACGGTAAGAAGCGATTAATACCATCACCTATAAAAGGAAAGATAGGAGATGAAATAAGAACTATGGATACTAAAGTATTAATGAAACTTGAAAGAGAAATTTCTACATTCTTTCCTGCAGGTACTGAAGATAGGTTCTGGGCACAAGCTGCTAAAGCTTGGATGAATAGTTCTGAAACTAGAAAAGAATTTGAAGAAGCTGCAAAGAAAAAAGTAAACAGTGAATACACACCATTCTCATTATTTGCACAAGCTTTAATAGGAAACGAGCTTCAAAAAGCTGCGGCTAATGCTACTCAATAGGAGTTTATATGGTTGATTTTAGTATGCTTCCTAAGCTAGACTTACCTACAATTGAGTTACCTAAAACCATTTCAGGAAGCGGTGGGCATACATTTATTGATGGTGATACATTAATGAATGAGGAAGGTAACTTACTTAGAATACAAGGATTAAGTGCACCAGAAATTCAAAGGCTTATGGATTCTGGTTATATGAAACCTGGTACGCCTGGTGGATTAGAAGCTTATAAACAAATTGAAAAGCTTGCAGAAGAGTTTGGTTATAATAACGTACAGTATCTTACAAATGATGATGGCTCACCTATGATGGATGCTACAGGTTCAAGGCAGCTTGTAAGATTAGTTGATGATAAAGGTAGAGACTTTACTGAAACACTTTCTCGTTATGATATTAATAAGCTAAGTAAATTTAGTACTAATGAAGAGATAGATAAGTATCGTTTAGGTATGGTTAAAAGATCTACTAGAAATATTAGAGATCCTTTAAATGAATATGAGAAGTCTTCTTTAATATTAAATGATGCTATTAAATCTGAGCAATGGTATGATACTCAATTTGCAAAGGCTGCGTTTAATGAACAAGAACTTTCAAGATTAAATGCTGATAGACAACCTGGAGAATCATTAGCTGCTTTTGCTTTTAGAAAAAAAGAAGCTGCTAAGTATTCTAAAGTAAGAGTACAGCAAAGAAATACAGATAGAGATATAGAAAACAAATCACTTCATCCGTGGTCTGAAAGTTTTGATGTAGGATGGCAAGGAGTTATTGAAAGTTTATATGGTGCTGCTGAATTACTTGGTTATAAAACTGGATTTAATTGGTTAGAAAACTTAGGTGAACGAGGTATTAAAAGACAAAGAGAATATCTTTCAACAAAACCTGATTTAAAGCTAAGTGTTTTAAAACCTGTGCTAGATCCTGATGGTAATATTATTACTAATGAATGGGATATAAATGGCTTAGGTGAATTCTTTGAATACATGGGTAACATGACAGCTGTTTCACTTCCTTATATGGGTGTTACTGCTGCAGGTGCTTTAACTGCGCCTATTGGTGGTATGGCTGCACCAGCTTCTATGTATACAGGTATGACTTGGAATGATATGGAAGGAGAGAACAAAGATAAGAGTGCAACATTAGCAGTAGCTGGTGGTCTTACAATGACTGTTCTTGATAGACTAGGTATTAAATTGTTAATGAGTAATGCAACTGGCACCTTATTAAATAATAAATACCGTGGTGAAATGGTAAAAGCTTTTATACAAAAGAATCCTGGTTCAACTGATGAACAAGCAAGAGCTGCTATAGCACAGATGACTAGGAAAGCCGCAGCTGAACTTACAGGAGATGCTGCAAAAGTTGCTAAAGAACAATTAAAGTATGGTAATATTATTAGATCTTTTGCTGCTAGAGCTGGTGTAGGTTTTTTTACAGAATCTGTAACAGAAGTAGGTCAAGAGCTTGCACAATACTTAGCATCAACTGTTGGTAGTGATAAAGAATTTGATTCAGTTGAATTACATGAACGATTAATTAATGCATTGGTAGCTGGTGGTACTTTAGGTTCTGCATTTTCAGTACCTGGAACTGCATATGATGTAGGTCAATGGACTGATATAAATGTTAGACAGCTACCAAACCAAGAAAAATTAATGTCACAAGAACAGAAGTGGCATGAAGAAGAAAATAAAGATTTGCATGATAGATATGTAGAAGGAGATCAAATACCTGCAGGAAAAAATGTAGGTGATATAAAACCTGGTGGTAGATTTGCAAAAGGTAAATCTAAAAGTATTGAAGATAACTTTAATAAGTTTAGAAAAGATGCTTTAAAAAGAGATGCACAATTTAGAAGAAGACAAAGAGCGCAGACAACTCAAATACAAACTCTTGAAAATCAATTAGCAGATCCTGGAATACCTGCAAATGAAAAAGCTATTATACAAATTAGACTTAATGAACTACAAGCATTGCAAGCTAGAGAGGGCGCAGACAGAACTTCATTTCAAGATAAAGTAGAAGCTGGTAAGAAACAATATAAAGCTAGGGATTATTGGGAAACATTTAAAGATGCTGCTAATAACTTACCTGTGTTATGGAGAGGAGGACCAAGACATTTCTTTTGGAAGGATTCTTTTGGAGCACCTACTCTTAGAAAAATGGCAGGTGGTATAGGATCTTATTTAAGAGCCGTGCATACAGGACAAACTTTAGAAAACTTTAAACAAAATAAACTAACTGAATTTAAAAATGACTTAGGTAGAGTTACATTTAAAGATAAAGATGGTAATGATGTTCAAGAAGAATTTAGTGAAGCTGCTGTAGCAAAAGCATTAGGTTATAAGAATATTAATAAGATAAAAATATCTGAAGACATATATGAATTCTATAGATTAATAAAGCAAACACCATGGCGTGATATTCAATGGGATACTTTACCTGCTAAGTTTCAAGCGGATAGAGTTTTCTATGAGAGTATAGCTAGAAGATTTAAATTTGCTGGTAATAGTATGTATGAGCAGCAAAAGAATGCTAGAACTAAATTTGATGATGGCTCATCGACTGGTAAAAAATGGACAGCAGGTAGGATTGAAAACTATCTTGGTACATTTAGATCTATAGATAAAGCAATGGTTGAAAAGAATAGAGACCAGTTTATAAAAGATTTACAAGAAGAAAAGAATTATACTTATGAAGAAGCAGTTGCATTAGCAGATGCTATATTAAATAATAATGATATTGTAGATGAAGTATCTTTGATGGACTTTAATGTAGGAAGAGGAATACATATACCTGGTCAGCTTAAGAAAAGAACTTTAAACATGGCAGAGAATGAAGTATTAAATAAATATTTAGAAAAAGATTTGTTTATAAATATTTCTAATGCAGCTAAAGCCGCAGCAAGATATATTACTTATCAAAAATATGTTGGTGATAATGCAGAAATTTTTAATGAAGCATTAGAACAAACGATAGGTAATAAAGAATATACTAGAGAGAAAGCAAACTTTGCTGCTGCGTTTATTCAAGATTATTTAGATGGAGAATCAGGTAACTATAAGAAGATAAGTAATCCTCAGCTAGCTAACCTGCAAAGAAACCTATTAATATGGACTACTATGGCTGGCTTACCTATGGCTACTATATCTTCATTCGTAGAGTACATGATGATACTTAGAGCGCTAAGTCCTGAACAAATAAATGATGTGCTAAAGTTTACTGCTAAAGAATTTGCAAATGCAATATGGGAAACCATGACAACAGCTACACCTAATATGAAATTAGCTACATCAACTGAAGGACAGCTGGCTAAAGAAAGAAGGCAAGCTCGTTTAAAAAGATTAGGTTACTTTACTTGGGATACAGGTGCAGCTCAAACTACAGGTGCTACTGAGAATACATTTGCTTCAAGATATTTATTAGATAAGTATTTTAGAATAATCTTATTACAACAATGGACTGATATAACACGTAATATTCGTGGTGCTATTGCTGATGATTTTATTATGGATCATTTAAGAATTATAAAAAATCAAAGAGATGGTGATACTTTATATACTAATGAAGTACAAGAATCAGAAGAGCAGTTAAGAAACCTAGGTATAAGAGTTGAAGAACTTTTAGAAATAGATAACTTACCTTTTGATAAGCCAGCTGATATGTCAAGAGAAGATCACTTACTTATATTAAGGGATGGTAATAGAAGACTAGATGAGATATTTAGAAATGCTGAATTTAATTTTATTAATGAAGCTATTGCATTACCAGGTACTGCAAACAGACCATTGTTTTATCAGAATCCGCACTTAGCATTGTTCACACAGTTCCAGGGTTTTATATCTACATTCTCTGCAACTATTATACCAAGACTATGGGGTGACTATATTAAAAGAGGAACACCAGCATTGAAGTATAATGCTTTTGCTATCATGACTACAATGATTGCACTTGGTTTTGTTTCACAATACTTAAAAGATTTATTAAAGTATGGTCAGGGAAGTCCTTACCTAGATCAAATGGAAAAGTTTCAAAGAGGTGTAGGTTCATCTGGTATGTTAGGTGTAGCTGAAAGACCATTAAACTTTTTCTTTCCTATATATGAAACATCTTCTAGTAATATAATTGAAGCTATCTTTGATACAGGTACAGGAGAAGCCGCTGCTTTATCTAACTTATCAAGAGCAGCTACTGGTGCAGGTCAAGTATTGAAAGGATCACTAATGGAAGATGCTAGTATAGAACCAGGTGTATATAAGTTACTTAAGACTACTCCAGGTGTAGGACCGTTTAATCAGTTTAATAGATGGACTGCCGCAAAAATCTCAGCAATATTTGAATAAGGAGAATATAAATGGTACAATTTGTACAACAACAAACTGCTAATACTACACCTTCAGATGTATTGCAAGAAAGAAAACGCTTACAAGGATTAGCAAAAAATGTAGGGCTAGTAACTACAGATGATAGAATTCAAAGGCGACAATCAGATGCTGCAGTTGAATATAAAAATCCTCAAGAAGAATTATTAAATGAAAACTTAGCAGCACTAGAACAATCTCAAGATCTTCCTGATGATGCTACACCTGAAGAGTTAGTTAAGATTATGACTAGCCCTACTTATTCTGCAACAATAGATGAGAATGCTGAGCTACAAAAAGAAATAAGAAAAACAAATAAGATGGTACCTAAAGTAGCAATGGCTGCAGCTAACTTAGGATTTAAAGGAATAAATACATTAGGTGGTCTTTACAATGTAGCTAAAGCAACAGAAGCAGTTGGTAAAGAAGGAAGACCGTTTACTACAGCGCTAGCAAGAATTGGTAAGACTGCTGCATTAGCTCAAGACTCTATTAATTTGCAGGTAACTAAAGCACAAAAGAAAATACTATTAGAGACTGGTAGTTGGAAAGATTCTTTCAATGCAAAACAAATAGGTAATGTTGAACCTAAAGCTGGTATAGAAGGTGGTGTTACATTTGGAACTTTAGAATCTGTTACGCCATCGGTATATATAGGCAATAGAACTATGCCTGTAAATCAAACTAATATTTTATTAGATACTGTAGGAGCTGCATCTTTAAATGAGAAGGGAAGTATTATTGTAGATCCTGAGTTCTTTAATATCATGGCAATAAATGCTGAGGACGCTTTTATTTCAGCAATGTATGCTACTGATCAAGAGCAACAGTCACCTGATATTTTAGATGATATGCAGGATGCAGAGCAACAAGAAAAATCTTATGTAATTAAAAAAGCACAGGGACTTGAAAGGTTAGGTAAAAATATTTATAGAGAATATAAACAAACTCGTGCAGCTATAGATCAATTACCTACTGATGCTTATATGCAAGAAATTGATAATATAAATCCCGGTGTATTTACTATGATAGGTGGTATGGCTAAAGAGTTTTATGCCTCTGCTAATTCAGATATTATGAAAAGAAATAATCCTAATGCTACTAAAAAAGAACCTGTATTATATTTTATTAATGAAGAAGGTGCTAGAATATTTGAAGATATGTATAGAATATACTCAGGATTGTTTGCTGCAAAAGAAGTTAAGCCTCAACCAGGGGCTACTAGTGGTGGGATTATTGGTGGAGAAGGTGGTCAAATTACAAAACTAATGACTACACGTATGGCAAAAGATATAGGCGATCCTGATCAAGCATTTGAAGCAATGGAAAATCAGAATGAAGTAAAAATAAAAAATGATACACAAAGAACTAAGCTAAGTACTTTAATGTTTATGTTAGCTGTAGGAAATGCTGGAACACCTAAGTCTCAAGGAGATGCAGCTACTAATCAACCACTACCACCTGAGTTTGATTACTTTGAAGACGGACCTAATGGTAGAAATTATTATGCTGATGTATTTAAAATTGGTAGTGAAAAGTTTAAAGCATTACAAAATGAAAAGCTTACACTAATTCAAAATGTAAAAGACTTAAGAGCTGCTGGTGAACCAGAAGCTGTGATTAGTGCGGCACAAGCAATAGCAGATAACTATAGACCTAAAACTATTCTTAGACTTGAAAGAGAAAAAGCTATTAATCTACAAGAAGCTATACTAAGATATGATAATAAAGAAAATCATTTAACATATGCTTTACAATTATTAACTGGTAGAATGCATGCTCAGCAAACTCTTTATAATCCTCAAGCTCATAAGCAAGTAAGAGGTGTAATAGGTGGTGGTAATGTATTTCAATATGTACCTGGAACTGATAGTGCTGCTGAATTAAATTTTAAACAAGGTATAGTTGCTAATTTATTTGAAGATCCTAAAGTTATAGACCCTGCTACTCAACAAAAAATGGGTGAGAGCTTTAAAAAGAAAGCAGGCTTTCGTATGCCTAAAGAATTAAGGTTAAGTACATTTGAAAAAGAGCAAGCAACTAAAGGTACTGGTGGATTATGGGATCAGTATGTAGCATGGGGAGAAGAACTTAAAAAACTTACTGCTACTTTTACTTTAGCAGAATCAAAATCATATTTAACACAACTTAAAAATGCTAAAAATAATTCTGAAGTTGCACAAATTAAACAAGTATTAACTCAAAGATTTGGTAATGATCCTATGAGTCCTAGATTAAAAGCTTACTTAGCTGAATTTGAACAGGATGGTATTAGGCAGGGCGATTACTTAATGGCTTTATATGATTATGATACTGTTACTACAAAAAATAAAACAGCATCTGAACCTATTAAGTTTAATGATACACAGCAATGGGAGAAGGATGGTAAGACACACGGACCTGCAACTATGGGTATGCAGTTTGGTAGTGTTAGTATGGCTAAGCGATCTGATATGATAATGGAAGTTCCTTATGCGGAGAAGATTCAATCAGGTGAATATAAAGATTTAAGAGATGCTATGTCTGATACTATGATTAATTCATTAGATAGAATTGTTAACAGTGGTAGTTTAAATAATCTTGGTAGTAACACAGCACCAGTTTTAAAAGAAATCTTGGATTTATCTATAGCTGATAGAGAAAACTTTTTAAAAAAATCACCTATGACTATGGGGTATGGACAAGATATAAAATCATTAAGAAGTCATGTTCAAAAAACTGTAGCACAGAATGGTAAGATTAGAAAGTTAATTGAAGATAATAAGCTTGGTTCAAAAAGAACTATAGACTGGCTTCATACAATGATGGTAGACTCTGTATTTCAAAACATGGATGCTGATGCTATTCAAACTATGGATACTTTAAAATCTGTAGCTTGGCAATCTGTATTATTAAATCAAATGATTACTATTAGACAACCCAATGGATTAAAAGCATATGCTGGTGGTGTATCATATACAGAAGACACTGATAAATTAAATTGGAAAGCACCTACTGGTACGAAGATGCGTGAAAAAGAAATATCTTCATCTTTATCGAATGATAAAATTACTCCAGGCACAATAACAGAATCAGGTTTAGTAGCAGAAACAACTTATAAAGGTACGGCTTCAGCTCAAGCATTAAGAAAAAGACAAGGTGATACTTATGAAGTAGGAGGATGGACTGTTAGTAGAATACTTGCTGAATTAATACAAGCATACGATGGTAGTATGGCAGCAGGTGTATTTAGTAATACAAAGTATAATCATAATGGTGGACCACCTTTAGAAACCGGAAACTGGAATAGAATTAAAGCTGTTGCTAAAGCTAACGGTTCTACTAATACTTTTGTATTACAAAACTTTGATGCGTTTATAGGTGACTCTGGAAGTATAGGTATTGTTGGAGAAGTAGCAAATGATATACATAAAAAAGATATCTTAAATGAAAATGCTGCGGCTAAAGTTTTTAATTGGTATCATACAGAAAGAGTTGCTAAGTTAAAAGAATTATCAGAAGATGAATCAACTTATGTTATGTTACAAGGTGGTACTTATTATTCTGGAGATGATGCGCAGTTTATGAAGATAGCTGAAATGTTTTCAGGTGAAAGGTATGTACCTAAAGGTAAGGGTAAAGCACCTTATAAATCTTTAACTAAATGGCTTAAGAAAAATATACAAATGCCGTGGGAAAGAGTTAACAGTAAAGAAAGCTTAGCTGAATGGGATAAAAGAAAGTTCAATGCATCCTGGAAAATGGCTACATCTATTCAAGAAGATTTAAAAGAAACTCTTGAAGCAATGAATAAAGATAATATATTAACTGGTATACAAATACATCAGATAATACAAACTATAAATAGGTATTTAAATTTAGATGCTGCTGTTGCTTTAGCTGAAAAGAATATAAATAAAGGAAAGCAAACTATAGCTAAGATGATGCCTGGAGCAACAAACAATATCGACTTTTAATATAAAAAAATACCCCTAAGAGTATCATAAGATATTCTTAGGGGAATTTTTTGGTTAATATTTTTGGATTTGTTTTAGTGCAGCCTTACGCCAGTTGCCCATATTTGTTAGGCCTTCTTGCTCATCACCTTCACTTTTATAATATTCTAATCCATCATTATATTCTTTATCAATTATTAATTTATCCAGCTCTTCATCTGTCATCTTGTCAGCAAGATCTGGATCCATCTTTAATTCTTTTAGTGCAGTTTTATTGTCAGGTTCCAAGCCTAATCTTACTGGTAGTATTCCTTTCTTACGCGAAGAAGTAGTCACTATTCTTTACCTCTCTAATGTCTAAGCTGCCTAGCTTAGGTTGTTGATAATTAAAATTATCTGGATTTGTTATTATCATTCGCTCAATGACTTCAAAGAAATTAGAATAACTATACATTGTTATAAACTCTTCTTTAATAAGTTCTAACAACTCATCTACATCACAGGCATGTACACTATATGAATCGTGTACTGCACCAAAATCTCCATCCCACTTAGCAATTACTTTTGCCATGTGTGCAGCATCCATAGAGTGCACAAAGTTAGGTGATATACCAGACATAAAAGATCTTATCTTTGGTTTGTCTGTTGGTTCTTTACCGACATGCTGTATTCTTATTGTATCAGTTTCTTCTTTAGTACCATCTTCTTTAGTAAGTATAGGCTTAACCTTTCTTTTACTGCAGCTAATGATAGCTTTTTCTTTGAATTCATTCTCAACGAATGCTTCATATGTAACTGGAAACCCAGATGGTGTAGTCCATTTAATAGACTTTTGTTTGATGTTCTTAGAATATTCTGATGCTATCTCAGCTTCAGCAATCTTTTGTAAGAACTTCATTGTTTGTAATGGACCTGCACAAACACTATCAATTGCTTTGATTAAGTGCTTAGCAAGTAACTCACAGTCCTCTTCAGTTATATTATACCTATGTAAGTACCCTTCAACATGACAGTCAAGATACATATTCTCTGCAATCTTCTGTGCTCCTGCGCTGTACGCACGAGTCATGGAACCACGTTTAGCAATACCTTTACGTATATGTTTCATAGGCATTTGTCTTTCTTCAAACCAATCAGGAACTCTCTTGATTAAATCTTTAGCACACTGTACATAAAAATCTTTTTGTATATCCTGTGGTACAATCCCAACTAACTCACCCGCTTCTTTGTCTTTAGACATTGCGCATAGATGTTGCCATCCATTATTAGATCCGTCAATTGGAATAGGAAGGTAAGTAATATACTCTCCTTTATCTAAAGCATCTTTAATTTCTAAGACACCTGCTAATAAGCTAATAGGTTTTTCTGCATTAGGATCGATCGTTTCATTCTCTGCTAAGCTAAGTAGCATATCAATATTACTATCAGTCCATTCTTCACGATCTTGTAACGTCATTTTATCTACAGATATATCATCTAACTCTTCTTCTTTTAAGTAAGGAAGATAGTCAGTTGTTAACCAGCTAGGAAGATTATCTTTACTATAAGTTTCATTATAACAACATGCTATATGAATCTTTAATCTTCTTAATCCTGCGTCAGTCATAGGTTTTCCTTTAGAGAAAAGCATTTGACCTCTAGCTATATCATTACCTTGGAAGTTTAAGAAAGGTGTTGTGTAATATAACCTACCTCTATAATCTGCTTCAGTGTATTGATAAAATGGTTTGTCACCTATTAGATCTGATCGTGCCATAGTCAAATCAAATTCTATTATCTTTGATTTATATTTCTTAGGAAAGTTTTTATACTGATCGAGTATCTTATCTCTATTACGATTTAATATATCTCTAACTTTAGTATTAATTTTCCATTCAGTTTGCTGCAATACATTCATACTTTTAATAAAATTATTTATTAAGTATGGTTTAAACTCTTTGCTTCTATCATGTGTCCAACCTTTTATTACAGGTCTTTCAGTAGGTTGCATTAAATTATTAATAGGTTCTGGTTTTTCAAATACAGTTCCTCTTAATAAATTTATACTACCTTCAGGTACAAGTAGATCCCACTTCTCTGGTACTACTATGTAATGTGCACGACTTCTTTTAAGACTACGATCTAAAGATTCCACAGGAATAAAAGTATTATCTCTAGTCTTACCTATATTAATTTGGTGTGTCTGATAGAAAGGTTCAAGAAACAAATCACCCATCATAACTCTAAGTTTAAACCAATCCCATGGTGCATCATTTTCATTAGAGTATTTTATTTGTTCTAATATATGAGTACCAATAGCTACACTTAAATGTGTAAGGTTAGCTTCACCTTGATATGATTTGTTTCCTCTCATACTGTTGCGAGCAAAGTGTTGTTGTATAGTATCCATTGTGAATACTAAATAGGCTTTAAGATCTTCTAACGAAGTTTCTTTCAAAAGATTACAGGCAATATGTGCTTTGGATTTAGTAATCTTTTTCTTTAGGTAGTCAAGTTGTTCCTCCATTTTACGCCCTTCACTTTTATATTATTATTTAATAGCAATAGTATACCTGCTTCATCAGTATATGTTTCATTAAAAAGAACTCTTGTTATACCTGCTTGCATTATGAGCTTAGCACATTCAATACAAGGTGAGAGAGTGCTATATAATGTAGCACCCTCTGAACTTACTGTACCCTTTGCTATCTTACATAATGCATTAGCTTCTGCATGTATAACTTCTTTCTTTGTAGATCCATTAGAATTTTTACATTCATTATCCATACCTGTAGGCATGCCATTAAATCCGAATGCAAGTATATTGTTGTCTTTAACTACAACGACACCAACTTTATTATCAGTGTCGTGTGACATGTTACTTACTTCTTTTGCAATATTTAAATACAACTTATCGTATCTGTCTTGTTTAGTTATTGCATCTGTATAGTTGCTCATTAAACCTCCGAGAAAATATTAGTTGAAGTTAGTCTCCCCGTCTTGTTATCATACATAGCTGCACCTGCTGAACCTGTAAGACCTGTAAATCTAGATTTCAATACTCTAAACTTAATAGTGTTACGTTCAATTTCATTGTTAGCTACTAGGTTTCTAGCGAATGCTACTATATCAAATGATATTTGTTTGATAGAACCACTACCTTTAATATCATCAATTGATGCTAGCTTACCTTCTTCAAATGAAGCACCACCTCCAGGAGCTTTTCTTAGATGTGATATTAAACATAACCATACATTATGTTTCTTAGTAATCTTAAGTAAGTCACTCATTACTTTATCGATTGCTTCGTTACCAGATAAACCTTCAGCTCCTTCTGATACAGCAATAGTAATGTGATCTAGTACAAGATACTTACAACCCATTAGACACATGTATTCTATCTTATCGGTTAGTGTTGAGTCACCTACAGAACCTTGATGATCTAGTAATACTAATCGTTCATCACCAAATACTTTCTCAAAGCCATGTCTCAATGTATTTTCTGATATGTCATCTGCATTATCTAGCTTTTGATTCAATGACATTTCAATAAACTTTTCAGCAGTATCACCAACACTTTCTTCGAGTGATATCAAACCTACTTTGTTAGACTCTTCTACTACTCCATTAGCATCTGTCTTTTCTTCAAGCAAATCAAGTATAATTTCTTTAACAATTGTAGATTTACCAGAGCCAGTGCCACTAGTAAACAAAGTAATTTCACCTTGTCTAATACCTTTAAGCTTTTCATTTAGTCCTGCTAAACAATTAGGATAAGGTCTTGACTTAGTCTTTTGTCGTTGTTGAAACTGTTCCCATATAGCTTCACCCATTACTAAACCAGCGGGTGACCAAGTCTCTGCATCCCAGTAGCTTTGTAGTAAGCTAGCTGAACCATGCTTAAGTAGTTGTTCGCATGGATCTTTCTCTAGTAGCTTAGCAACTTTAACTTTACCAGCACCAATTATCTTAGCTACTTTCTGTGTTGCTGCTTTACCAGCTTCATCTTGATCAAAGAATAGTATTACAGTTTCAAATCTTCTAATCCATTCTCGTTGTGCTAGTACTACTTTACAACCTGTAGCACTAGGTATAGATACTACAGGAAATATTCTATTGTATTTATCTAGGAAACTTTGTGCCACTGCACATGCATCTAGCTCGCCTTCAGTTATTACAAGTGACTTACCACCACTAGAAACTGATTGACCA